AGTATCAGAATTCATGAAAGCCTACAAAGACGAACATGCCGACAATAAGGAAGGTGCTCCTAAAGTATTATTTGTGATAGACAGTTTGGGTATGTTATTGACGCCAACTGATGTTGACCAATTTGAAAAAGGTGAAATGAAAGGTGACCTAGGTAGAAAACCAAAGGCACTGACAGCACTCGTGAGAAACTGTGTGAACATGTTTGGAAGTTGGAACGTGGGACTAATCGCAACGAATCACACATACGCATCACAAGATATGTTTGATCCCGATGACAAGATATCGGGCGGACAAGGTTTCATTTACGCAAGTTCTATTGTTATAGCAATGAAGAAATTGAAACTAAAAGAGGACGAGAAAGGCAACAAGATATCTGAAGTAAGAGGTATCAGAGCCGCGTGTAAAGTAATGAAAACAAGATATGCTAAACCTTTTGAATCTGTACAAGTAAAAATTCCTTACGACACAGGTATGGATCCTTACAGTGGACTTGTTGACCTGTTTGAGAAAAAAGGTGTGTTAACACAGCAAGGTAATAGGCTCAAATATGTTGACAGCACAGGAAAAGAACATCTTGAGTTTAGAAAAGCCTGGACAGGTGATAAATTAGATATGCTTATGGCAGATTTTGATAAATTATCACAAGAGTCAGATGACGAAGTGACTGAAACCAAGGCTGAGAAAGATGATTGATTTGACACACGAAGACATCGAAAGGTTATGGAGCACACTATCCAACTATGTGCCTGAAAAACACAAGGCGGATGCCGCCATCGATTTCGTAAAAACACTCGAAGATATAGGAGTAGAGACAGACGAAATTAAGGCAAGTGGTGAGTTTGATCCAAAACTAGAGGAAGCCATCAATACTTTTTACGAAGAAGACGAAGAAGAAATTGATGACTACGATGATCGATATGAAGACTAATTGGTACAGCGAAGTAAGTAGAAACCTAGCCAGAATACCCGACTGCATAAATTACTACGATCAAGAATTAGAAAAAGCCAAAAAAGAAATACGTATCTACGGAAACTTAGAGAAAGCGTCAGCGGCTTTGCCCGGCATAGTTGAAGAACGTTTCAACCAACTTCAACAGATTGAAGCGATACTGAACTATCTCAATATTGAATTACGTAGGACAAGATCGAAGTCCTTTAAAAAATTTTTAGAAAATTACAATAGAGCACTATCAAGTAGAGATGCTGAAAAATACACAGACGGCGAACAAGATGTTGTGGATATGGAAAAAATTATAAATGAATTTGCATTACTGAGAAATCAATGGCTGGGCATAACCAAAGGACTCGATCAGAAACAATGGCAGATTACTAACATTGTAAAATTGAGGGTAGCAGGAATGGAAGATGCCGACATCAAATAGAATTATCTTAACAGACGTCGACGGTGTGCTTTTGGAGTGGGAACACCATTTCACTAAATGGATGTTACAACGCACTCTGTTTGATGAAAAAGGTGCAAGATATCATCCATATAGATTATTGCCCAATAAAGAGAATACCTACGAGATGGCGGAAAGATTTGGTCTAACCAAACCGGAAATAAGAAAAGAAATAAGAGAATTTAATAGGAGTGCTTGGATGGGTACTCAACGTCCGATGCACAACTCACAGACATGGGTGAAACTTTTAGCCGCCGAAGGTTGGACATTCATTCCCATAACTTCACAGACATCAGACAAACCTGCACAGGAATTGAGAAAGAGGAGACTGGGAGAACTGTTTGGTGATCATGTGTTCACAAATTACCACATTTTAGGCACAGGTGCTGACAAAGACAGTGCATTAGCAGAATTTCACGGTACTGGACTGTATTGGGTAGAGGACAAGCCTCACAACGCCTTAGCAGGTCTTAATTACGGTTTAAAACCCATATTAATCGACCATCCATATAACCGTGACTTCAATCATGACAAAATTATCCGTGTAAATAATTGGCAAGATATACATCAAATTCTGTCAGGAAGAAAATGAAAATTTACGTAGGTTGGGACTCACGAGAAGACATAGCATATCAAGTATGCGAACATTCTATAAAACGTAGAGATCAAGATGCTGAAGTTGTTCCCTTGAAACAAAACGACATGAGGACACAAGGTATCTATACCAGAGAAAAAGACAAACTAGCATCAACAGAATTTACTTTTACTAGATTTTTTGTTCCTTATCTCAATGACTTCAAGGGTTGGGCAGTGTTCTGCGATTGTGATTTTGTTTGGAAAATTCCAAGCCACGAATTGGAGAAATATTGTGATAATTCAAAAGCAGTTGTTTGTGTGCAACACGATTACAAACCAAAAGAAACAACCAAAATGGACGGACAGGTACAGACAGTGTATCCCAGGAAGAATTGGTCCAGTATGGTTTTATGGAACTGTGAACATCCAAAGAACAAGATGCTTACTCCGGATTTTCTAAACGAACAAACACCCAAGTACCTACATAGATTCTCATGGTTAGAAGATTCAGAAATAGGATCATTGCCACACAACTACAATTGGCTTGTGGGATGGTACAAGGAGCCTGAAGATGGCAAACCAAAAATACTGCATTACACAGAGGGTGGTCCATGGTTCGATGGTTACAGAGATTGTGAATACAGTGACGACTGGAAAAAGGAAGTTATAAACCTATTTTCGGCGTAATGATTATCGATAAAATCAAACATTCAAACTATATTGAAAAACAAAATTTTTTCTATATAACCAATTTCGTAGAAGAACATTTGTATGATAAACTTTACGAAAATCTAAATGATTTGGAACACTTTGTTTGGAAACAAATTACCGATAGAATACATTACCCTTTCGTTTTGCACAAGGATATAGGACAATTTGAAAAAGATGATGAAGTTATATGTTTGCTGTTCTTCAAGGACAGGAACCAAAAAGTTCTCCGTAAGGATTTATCCCTTGATGATACTGATATAGTCTACAATCAAAATTGTATGCTGATATACGACAATACCAACAAAAGACAATTTAGGATAAAGGAAAAGAAAGGATTTAATCGACCTGTGCTACAATTCAAAATTAGTTATAGCGAATATAATAATTTTTTAAAGAGAGTCAAACGATTCTAGATCTATAGAATAAAAACTTTCCCACAAGGACCTAACATCTTTATCAAGCACACTTATCATAGGTGGTTTATATTCTAGTCTTTGCTGTTTCCTTGTGGTTATTTCCAAATTAATATCTAGTTTGTTGGCTATGAAATTGCATATGTCGTTCCATTTGTCGTATCTAAATGTTTTAACATCGTCGTTATAAAATCTATGTTGCGGTACGAGATGATTTGCATATTCTTGATGATTGATGTTTGTCAGAACTTCTTTTATCCATAAATTTAAATCCAAAAAATTGTCACTTTTGGTCCTCCATACATACTCGCTCACGGTCCGATGCCATGGATTACGAACAACTGCAAACGCAGATGTATCCTTTAAATCAAAAAATTTTTTAGTATACTCTATTGTCATATGTTGCGGTGGCACTCCACCATATTGCTCAGCGTTGGCTTTATCAAAATATTCTACGGACACTCCTTGGTCTTTTAAGGTTTGCGTGATACTGGTTCCACCTGTTTTTGGTATATGGATATGCAATAGTGTCTTGTTATAAAGCGGCATCAAAAGTTTCCTTTGCAATTCTCAACATTGGATAGTTGGGTTTAAATTTTTCATATCCACTTGCATGACCAAAATAACATTTTACACTGTTTTTTTTGTTGTATCGCCAATCAAGTTTTTCAACTTTTACTTTTGATTCAAGCATGGCATATATTAACATTTCATTGTCGTCGCCTTTTAAATTTTTGTAATCGAGGTGTTTAGCCATTACCTGTGCTGATTTTTTTGTCAGCATGAAGACTCCAGCATTAAATCTAGATTGTTGTAACACACCTGGTTCAAACTTTTCCAGGCAGGTACCTTCTGCACGTTTTTTATGATACTGTAAATTATTTTTCAAAGCAATTCTATCATGCACAGGCTTAAAACTATCGTCGTTTGGATATTCATCAAACACGTTTGGAGTATCTGGCCACACTATTACATCTGTATCTAGGTACAAAATATGTGTGTAATTATCCCACCACTTTGGATCAAAGAACAGATCAAATCTTTCAAATGTTGGATGTATGAAATTTATTTTTGCTTCTGAAACAAGTTTGTAATCAATGTTATATTTTTCCGCATACAATTTTATAGACTTCACAGAATACTCATATAATTCTTCGTTAACACTAATTTGGTTGTAGGTAGGATCTGCATAATTTTTAGCAGGTACAAAAAACTGCACTATCAATGGTTTCATCTGTAGTAGATCCTGTCTGGTGTATTTTCTATAATTGGTAAAAAATTTAAACTTTTTACAAACAAGTCCGCATCTGTTGTGTAGTTACTTACGTATAAAAATTTAACATTAGATTGATTTTCATCATTTTTTCCCAAAGTTTTTGCCGCTCCATGCAAAATGTCTATCACGTTTGTAGCATCAACTCTGATCAGATCGAGGTCATTTATATCTAAAGAATCAATTGAAAATATCTCTGGAGGTATTCTCGAACTGTTTAGCAGTTGTTGCCTAAAATCAATATTATTATGATGCTGTGTATTTTTTTCACAGCACTGGACAAATTTTTTCCTATCTTCAAAACACATTATTTTTTTGGCATGATTTCGCATACTTCTGCTCCATATTCCGTATTCACCTTTTGTGTCTAACACCGTTCTAAATTTTTTATTCTGTAATTTACAGAACAATAACCATTGCTTCAACCCATCTGTGGATAAAACAACATCCTCGTCTGGTATCCATATTTCATTTATTTTCTGCATTACAATAGGCCCTTGTCCATTAATATTTCAACAGCCTTGCCATTGCTTATTTCTTCCGGTGTGAACTGCTGATATGCTAGACTGTAGAGCCAGTCCTCAGGACTTACATACAACGGATTCTCGATATCTGCCAAATTAGTATTAGCGATATGTGTGGCGAAACTTTTCTCATCGCAAAACACAGGCTTGCCTGCACAAATGGCTTCAATGGCACTGATACTACAACTGGTGACACAACACCAGGCATTTTTCAAATCTTCTTCGATAGGTCTCTTGGCCTCGCTCGGTCCTGATGTTCCCCTACCACGTGGCTTGTGTCTTACTCTGATTTCTCTGTCAGTGTATCTTTTTATCTGCTCTATAGTTTCGTACAACCATTTTGGCCGATCAAGGTATTCATTTATTCCTGCACTACTTGGACATACAAGAATATAATCTCCCTGTAGATCAGGTGCTTTCAGGTTTATTCCAAATTTTTCAAATCTATCTTTAT